TTACCAAATAGCGCCATTTAAAGTGTCAAATAAATGCTGTAAATACATGAAAGAAGATCCATGCGATAAATGGGCAAAAGAGCATAACAGTCGTCCGTTTTTGGGATTGATGGCAAGTGAAGGTGGTCAAAGGGAAGAAGCGTTAGTAGAGCATGGATGTAACTATTTTGGTAAGACAGTAATTCGAAGTGCTCCGTTTGCTCCATTCCTTCGACAAGATTTATTGCAATTGGCATTAGATTTGAAAGTTCCAGTACCTGAAATCTATGGAACAATCGAAAGGAAAGAAGATGGGACGCTCTACACGACAAAAGCTCAGAGAACCGGATGCAGTATGTGTGGATTCGGAATTCACATGGAAAAACGACCACATAGATTCGACCAGCTAAGAGAACGTAATCCAAAAGAATGGGAATTTTGGATGTATCGCTGTTGCACAGATCCAGAAACGGGAGAAAAATTCGGATGGGGACGTGTCCTAGATTATATAGGAGTTAGCTGGGAGGATATTCCGGGAGACGTAATTCCAGGACAAATGAGTATAGAGGATTTTTTATAGAGGACAGCGGAGCACGGTCTTAAGTGCCGTTGCTCCAAGAAAGTGAGGTGGTAATTTGAAACGCAAACGTACAAGCGATGAGCAGAAAATTGAGCAAAACAGTCATTATGCCGAGATGGAGACGAGTAAGCCTCCTGATGATGCAAGTGCTGCATTTCATCGTCAGGCATATCAAAGCATCGAGGTAATGGATTACATCCGAAAAATACATAAGGGAGGTGGTGCCGGTGGAAATGACAAAAGAACGGTTAGCATCGTACAGGAGCAATCGACAAGAAATCGCTGAATTGGACTGGATGCTGAATAATCGTTGGAAGAGCGACAGTATGATAGGGAATGATGTTGTCTTCGATTACAGTAAAGGCTATCCGATGCCGCAGTCGGTAGTCGGATTCGATCAGAAAAAGTATGAAAGACTGCAGAACCGGGATTTAAACAGAAAAACGTATCTTGAAAAGGAAAATGAGGAGATAGAGGATTTTGTAAGCCAAATTCAAAATAGTTTGATAAGAAGAATATTCAATCATTACTTCATAAATGGGGAAAAACCGGTAAAGCAGAGCGATGTGGCAAAAAAAGTACATTTGGATCAAAGCTGTGTGAGCAGAAAAATTGATGAATATTTGAAAAACGCATAGCATACATACGAAACATATTTATAATAACAATAGAGCCAATAGGCGAACAGCAATCGGCTCGGAGAATCGGTTGATTTCTCCTGACAAAATTCTTCTTGTATGAATCAGGAAAGGCACCTTGCAGATTGTGAGGTGTCTTTTTTGTAATATTTGATAAAAAGAACAGATGTTTCTTGTATATTTTCTGTTTATAAGATATAATATATTTGAAATGTTAGAGGAAACAAAAGCTATCATTTCAAAATTTCGTTAGGAACAGTTGCTTGTAAAGGAGTGAAAAAAATGAAAACCACAATAAGCAAGAGCTTTCTGGACGGATTTGCAAGAGCATTGAGCTTAGATAGTACAAAAGAATGGCCAAATATCTATGATGATAAAATGAAAGATTATATGGCATTAAGGGGCGATTGGGATAATGTCGGAAAATCAATCCGAAAAGAAACAAGAAATTTCAAAAGAACCAGTTTCAGACATTGAAATTGAAAATGAAAAGCAAGCGGAGCAAGTAAAACAGGTAGTGGTTGAGGCGATAAGAAGCGAATTCAGTGGGCCAATGCCACCCCCGAGTATACTTTCGGGGTATGAAAAAATTCTGCCAGGTGCCGCTGATAGAATTTTGTCAATGGCAGAAAAGCAATCTGCACATCGACAAAAGATGGAAGAAAAAATGATTAAAACAGAATCAAGAGATAGCCTTTTGGGGGTATTGTTTGCATTTTTTCTAGGATTTGGTTGCATAGTTGCGGCTGTGGTTATGGTAATTGCAGTTCCCGAAAATGCAGGTGCTATTTCAGGCGCTGCTTTAGGCGTTACTGGAATTGGTGCAATTATAACAACATTTATAAAAAGTACTAGAAGAGGTATAAAGGCCAGCAAGATTCAGGAAAAGAAAGAAAAGAATAAAGTAAAAGAAGAGGCGTCCATTAGGGCGTCTTTTCTAATACCCAAATATGGATACATAGCTCAGTGGTAGAGCACTTCACTCGTAGTGAATATGTCACAGGTTCGATTCCTGTTGTATCCAGAGATAGAAAAGAAAGTTGATAGATTGGAAGGTGGTGAAGTGGCCAATGAAAAGAACTTAAAACCAGTGCGAACCAAGAGTGAAGCAAGGGAACGTGGAAGAAATGGCGGTAAAGCAAGTGGAGAAGCAAGGCGTAGGAAAGCAGATTTCCGGAAGATGCTGAACATGCTGCTTACCGCTGGAATAGATAGTCCTGAATGGAAGCCGGTACTGGAGGCACTTGGTGTAGAGTGTACTTTGGAGTCGGCTTTAAATATGGCGATGATTAAAGAGGGACTTGCCGGAAATGTGAAGGCATATGAAGCAATCGCGAAGTATGCAGGGCAGAGCACTCGGACCGATACGGATTTGGAAGAGCAGATGGCTAAAATCAATTTGATGCAGGCTCAAAAAGAGAAAGTACAGAAGCAAGAAGAACTTGTGGAAGAAACTGAATCCGGCATGAAAGATCCACATGAAGTTGTGATTCCGGAGTTTTGGGACATACTAGATGATACAGAACATGAGCATCAGATCATTACATCTGGTCGTGCCGGAACGAAGTCAAGTTTTTCCGGGATTTTGGGAATCAGTACGATTGTTGGAGATGAGCCGGCAGCAGTTGTCGTTCTCCGTAAGCGACATAATAAGTTGCGTAAGACGGTGTACAAAGAAATGATTCGTGCTATCGGACGTCTTGGTATGAGTAAAGATGATTTTGATATTGGAGTCTCTCCGATGGAAATTCGATACAAAAAGAATGGGAATGTAATCTATTTCTCCGGATCTGATAGCATCGATGATACGAAAGGTATTATTGACGAGGACAAGCCGATACGTCTTGTAATTTTAGATGAGCTAACGGAATTCTTTGATGTCGGAGAAGGTGAGGATGAATTAACCAATATCGAGGCTACTTTTGTTCGTGGAAATGATGAAGGATTCCGTATGGTTTACTTGTACAATCCTCCGAAGAATCCAAATGCACCGATTAATGTTTGGTGTCTAAAAATGGAAATGAGATCTGATGCGGTCCATAAGCATGTAGACTATCGAGATGTTCCAATAAGCTGGATTGGAAAGAAATTACTGGAATCAGCAGAACTTCTAAAAGAAACAGATTACAGGTTATATCGCTGGGTATGGCTTGGAGAATGTGTTGGTGTTGATGATTTGATTTATTACATGTTCAACGACAACCATCGTAAAGAACCGGAAGCTAGGTATTACAAAATCATCGGAATTGGAGTGGACTATGGACAGCAGAACGCTACAACATATCAAGCTGCAGGAGTGAATATCAGCAAGCGGCGAATAGAAGGGCTTGGGGAATTCTTTCATTCAGGAAGAGATTCCGGAAAGCAGAAAAGCCCGTCTGACTATGCGAAAGAGATGATTTCTTTTACAGATGCATTGCATGAAGAGTATTCGTGCGGTGCTTTTTATATTTACATAGACCCATCGGCGAAAGGATTAGCAGAGGAAATTAAGCGTATAGCGATGCAAAGTAGAAAATACAACATCATAATCAAAGATGCAGAAAATGATGTGAGCATCGGAATACAGAGAGTGCAGAAGTGCCTTACTTATCAGATCATGACGATATCGGAGCGACAAGAAAACTTGATTCGAGAGATGGGAACATATGAGTATGATCCAAAATCTGTAGAATCAGGAAAAGAAAAACCGATGAAAATAGATGATCATTGTTGCGATGCCTGGAGATACTTGGTGATGGGACTGTGGACAAAAATTAAATACTTCCTTCCTGAAGGAGAAAGAGGTGAGAACGATTAATATATTTACATACTTTAAAAAACTAGGAATTGATACGGTAGATTCTTCGTTTTATTCGCAGATTAAGAAATGGGAAAACTGGTATAATGGAGACGTGCAGAAAATCCATCGCTATTATGTATACAATGGGAAAAATCAGATTCGCTGCAGAAGATTGAGTTTATGTATGGCGAAAAAGCTGTGCGAAGATATGGCAGACTTGTTGCTGAATGAACGTGTGAAGATTACGGTTGGAAATTCAGATGCAACGAATGACTTTGTACAGAAAGTACTTGAAAAAAATAAGTTCCTCGTGAAGGGAAACGATTATCAGGAACGAAAAGCATGTACAGGCACAGTTGCATATATTGCGCAGATCAAAGACGCACAAACCGATGAAGAGGGAAATGTATCCGGCGGAAACATATGTATTAATTACCTGCAAGCAAAAAATATCTTCCCGATTTCTTGGGAGAATGGAGAAATTGCAGAGGTGGCATTTCTTTTTCCGAAAACGGTAGAAAGAAAAAAATATGCATTGATACAAATACATAGACTTGGAGAAAAAGGCGGTGCGCAGCAGTACTTTATAGAAAATCATGTAGTGCAGTGTACAAGTGGAGCCGGTACAGAGATACCGCACGAAAAATGGGGAGAGTTAAAGCCATTTGCAGGTATATCGCCGATTATAGAGACCGGTTCTGATAAGCCACAGTTTGTTATCGACCGGTTAAATATTGTAAATAATTCGGATGAGGATGATACAAATCCAATGGGAGTTAGTATCTTTGCAAATTCGATTGATACATTGGCCAAGATAGATATGGAATATGACTCTTATGCGAATGAGTTTAACCTTGGAAGAAAGAGGATATTTGTTGCGCCGGAAATGCTTTCTGATATTGATGGAAATCCGGCGTTTGATGAAAATGACACAGTGTTCTATCAACTTCCGGAGGACACAGAGATGGGAAATAATCCTATTTACGAAGTGAATATGGAGTTAAGAGCAGAAGAACACAGTAAGGCAATCAATGACGACTTGAATTTCCTATCCTTTAAATGCGGATTTGGTACGGAAAGATACAGATTTGACCGCGGAAGCGTTACAACCGCCACACAGGTTATTAGTGATAATTCTGATATGTACAGAAGCCTTAAAAAACATGAGATAATCTTAGAAAGCGTCATAAAAGATTTGATAAGAATCATAATCCGGCTTGGAGTAGTACTAAGAATTCCAGGACTTTCAGAAGATGTTGAAATAACGATTGATTTTGATGATTCGATTATCGAAGACAAAGCATCGGAACGCAAACAGGACATGCAAGATGTGAGCATGGGAGTGATGCGTCATGAAGAATACCGTGCAAAATGGTATGGAGAAACAAAAGATGAGGCACTTAAGAACCTGCCTGAACAAAATAAGGTTATGGAGTAGGTGATTTGATTGAGGGAAGATTACAAGAAACAATTATCAAGCAAGATTGAGAAACGCTTCTCTAATTTGGAAATGCGGATCATGGAAGATATTGCTCGACGAATCAGACGAAGCGGGGAAATTACAAGCACAGCAGACTGGCAGATAAACCGGTTACGGATTCTTGGATATTCGTCCGAGGACATCGAACAGATGCTGAAAGAAACGTTAGGTAAATCTTACCCGGAAATGTTCGAACTGTATGATAAAGTCATTGACTGGGAATACGTTCGAAACAAAGATATCTATGAACAGATTAATGCAGAGTTTATTCCTTACGAAGACAACGAGGAGTTGCAGCAGATCGCCGAGGCACTTATTAGACAGAGTAGTGAGGAATTAAAAAACATCACGAAGTCTCTTGGTTTCTATCTTGATTATGGAAACGGAAAGCCAGTGTTGACACCATTGGCAGAGGTGTATCAGAAGTATTTGGATGCTGCCTGTATGGATATTGTGTCCGGGGCGTTTGATTACAACAGTGTCCTACGAAGAGTTGTGACGCAGTTAACAAACAGTGGACTTCGAAAGATTGATTACGCATCCGGAAGAGCAAACAGAGTGGATGTGGCTGCTCGTAGAGCGGTTATGACTGGAGTATCACAATTATCCGGAAAAATATCCGAAATGAACGCTAAAAAACTTGGAACAGAGCATTTTGAGGTGGAATGGCACGCTGGAGCCCGTCCAACTCATGCGACGTGGCAAGGAAGAGTTTGGAGCAAAGAAGAGCTTATAACTGTATGTGGACTGGGAAGTGTTACCGGATTACTTGGAGCAAACTGTTATCACACTTATTATCCTTTTATTCTTGGGATATCTGCAAGGAACTGGACTGACGAGTGGTTGGAAGAGCAGAATCGCAAGGAGAATACTCCAAAGACATTTAACGACAAAGAGTACACCTTGTATGAAGCAAAACAGCGTCAGAGACAGATGGAAACAGCTATGAGAGCACAACGTGAAAAAGTACAGCTTTTACAGGCGGGCGGTGCTGAATCAGATGATGTGATGCTTGCAAGGGCAAAATATCAAGGACAGCTCAATGAATATTCGAGGTTCTGTCAAAAAATGGGGCTGACAGAAGAACGTGAGCGTATTTATTATGATATGCGTGGAAGAATAGCAACGAATACGAAGATGCAAAATGCACGGTACACTTCTGATATGATTCGGAATGCTGACAGAGATTCAAAACAGTATTATAGTTACAAAAATATTGTTGGAGATGAGTTTGCAAGTCTTGCTGATTTCCGGCAGATGAAGTATAATAAACCTAAAGAGTTCAGTTTGTTGACAGATTATAAAAAATCTGTTGAAAACGGAATGATATCTCCATTATCTGGATTTAAAAATTATAAAAAATTGCATGGCAAAATAGAAAAGAATATTGTTGGTATGAGGACATCCAATGGGATAAGAATTTCAGGACAGAGCAAACATTTTATAGAACGTGTCATAGGGACAAAAGAAGACCCGAAGACTGAAAGACCAAGAAGTGGAGTTGAAATTGAGGATATACGGTATGCACTTTTGTACGGGCAAGTCAGGACGAGAAAAAGAGATCCTGATAGTGTTAAATTTGTTACAGATAAATGTATTGTATCGGTAAATCCAAAGACAGGCATTCTAATTCAGTGTAATCCGCAATAGGGAGGCGATGATATGATCATAAAATTAAATAATGAGATGTCAAAACTTCTCTTGGAAGAAGTTGAAGACGCGCAATCTTTGATTTCGAATCAACGGAAACTAGACTCTGACGTTAAAGAGTTGGAAGTATCAGATATAGAAGAGCTGCAACTTTTAGTAAACGATGAAATCGTATATCGAGGTTTAGACCAGCAAGAAACCGTTAATAATTTAGGTAAGAAGTTGTATAGACTGTACGATGAAATTCTTCATCAGAGACATTATAGTAATTAATACCATTCATTCTTCAGAGTGAGTGGTATTTTTGTACACATTTTTAGGATGTGGATAACATGACAAAGAAAAATTTAATTGGAAAAGGAGTGAAGCTATTTGATTAATGTGTATATTAGAAAGAGCGGGAATCATTACAACGAATATGAAATAACAGGGCATGCAAATTACGCAACGAATGGGAAAGATATCGTGTGCGCGGCTGTATCAGCATTAGAGGATTCTATGCTTGTATCACTCGAAAATATGAAAGTTTTAATTTCGAAGACACAGTATATAAATGAACATGCATCTATTACGCTAATCAATCCGAACGAATATACGGACGTCGTATTGTCTGTTTTTGAAAATGGGATTAGCAGATTAGAAGAGGCCTATCCAGATTATGTTAAATTACACCTTGAAACATAGGTGTTTTTATTTTGTCCAAACCATGATGACTGTAAAAGCTATGGAAAACACTCACAGGAGGAATAGAAAAATGAAAAACAGGATGTTTATGAATTTACAGTTTTTCGCTGACGGCGGCGAAGGCGGCACTGGTGGTGACCAGGGCGGAAATGTCGGTACACAAACAGGTGGAAACAGCAACCATGCCACATACAGTTATGAGCAGGCAGAAGAAATTGCAAACGCACGTGCACAAAGAGCAGAGCAGGCGGCGTTAAAGTCTTATTTTCAACAACAAGGAATGTCGCAAGAGGAAGTGACACAGGCACTGGCTGATTATAGACAGAAAAAGCAGTCGCAACAGCCAAATGTGTCAGCGATCCAAAAAGAACGTGATGATGCGCTTGCAAAAGTGACGCAGTATGAAAATGAAAAGATTCTTGTTGGAAAAGGTGTAAAACAGGAAGATATTGACTATGTGGTATTTAAGGTCAATAAACTTGTTACAGATAAGAAAGATTTTAAGACCGCAGCAGAAGAATACCTGAAAGAGAATCCACGTTTTACAGGGCAGACTTACAAGATGTCTACCGGCGCAACAACAGGGAATGCATCAAGCGGGACAGAGGCGAAAAATGAAGCAATGAACAATATGATCAGAAACGCATTTCGGCGTTAGAAAGAGAGGTAAAAAATGAATCGAAACGGAAAAATTAGAAAACCATTAAATCTACAGAAGTATGCAGCATCCGATATGATTGATAGAACCGGTGCAGAAGCACTTATTTCAGAACAGGTGGCAAATGAAATCATTCAAGGTGTAGCAGAGCAGTCAACGGTCCTTAGAATGGGACGTAAACTTCCGAACATGTCAAAGAAAAAATATCGTATGCCAGTGTTAGATATGCTGCCAATGGCATATTGGGTAAATGGTGACAATGGATTTAAACAGACATCAAAACTGGCATGGAAAAACAAGTTTATTACAGCAGAGGAGCTTGCAGTTATCATTCCAATCCCGGAAGCAGTGCTCGATGATGCAGACTATGATATTTGGGGAGAAGTAAAACCAAGAGCGATTGAAGCGATTGGAAGAAAAATTGACGGTGCTGTCCTCTTTAATCTTGAGAAACCAGATACATGGCGTGATGGACTTGTAAAAGGGGCTACGGACGCAAATAATGTAGTAACGCTTGGTACATCCGACGACTTATACGACAAGATCATGGGTGAGGATGGTGTAATTGCAAAAGTAGAAGAAGCAGGTTTCTTCCCGTCGGGACACATGGGAGATGTCACGATGAGAGCAAAATTAAGAGGATTGAAAGATTCAACAGGACAGCCAATCTTTAAAACAGATATGCAGGGTGCGACATCTTATGCATTAGACGGTTCTCAAATGGATTTCCCTCGTAACGGTGCATTTGATAAAGCACAGGCTCTTATGATTACCGGAGACTTTTCACAGCTTGTTTACTCTATTCGACAGGACGTGACATATAAATTATTAGATCAGGCTACCATCGTTGATCCATCAACGAAAGAGGTTGTATATGCGCTTGCACAGCAGGATATGGTAGCACTGCGAATTGTAATGCGACTTGGATGGGAAGTGCCTAACCCGATCAATGGGCTAAAAGAAAAAGAATCAGAAAGATTCCCATTTGCTATCTTGAAGTCGGGGGTGTAAAAAGAAGGAGGAATGACAGATGCAGATTGTAGATGCGATTAAGAATCTTACCGTTGCCATGAAAGGCAGCGGTACAGTAGATGATATCGATGAGAATCAAATTGCAGATTGTATACAGTACATAGCAGACAACTGGTCCACTATCAAAAAAACAATTCAAGGAAGTGGATACACACTTCCAGCGGCAAGCAAGACAACTCTTGGAGGAGTCAAACAGGCAGCACGTGTAAATGAAGCAGCCGATGCAAATGTAACAAAAGCAGAATTTAAGGCTTTGCTGGACGCGCTGAAAGCCGCTGGAATTATGGCAAGTGCATAAAGGAGTTGATGGCATGGCAATTGTAGATTACATCTATTATGTAGGAGAATATGGTGGAAATACTGTTCCAGAAGAAGAATTTTCAAAAAGTGAGAAGAAAGCAGAAGCATATTTAAAAAACATAACTCATGGGAAATTGACAGTAGAAAACGTTTCTGAGTATGAGAATGTAAAAGATTGCATCTGCGAAATGGCGGAAACAGTGTTTCAATATTCTCCCGAAAAGAAGGAAAAGAAATCTGAATCAATCGATGGATATTCTGTTAGCTATGTGACAGAGACTACAGACGGGGACAACTCTGTTACAGCAATGAAAAGAAAGCTGTATTCGATTGCGAAATATTGGCTCTTGAATACAGGACTTTTATATCAGGGGGTGGAATAATGCTGACGAATACAGATATTACAATTTTTCACCGGGTATATGACCAAAAGGCCAGATTAGATTCCTGGAAGATGACTTACATCCCTGAGGCATGGTGGTTTAAAAAGGAGCAGTCTACGATTACCACAGATGGAAGAAAAAATGCGGATGTATGTACTATTCGTATTCCAAACACCAATATTGCACTTGAAAAAGACGATTATGTTGTGAAAGGGATATGTAGATTAAAGATGCAGACTGTGAAAGACCTGGAAGGACTAGAAAAAGTAAGAATCACATCTGTAAACTACAATACCTTTGGAGGAAATCCACATATAAAGGCGGTGGGCGTGTAGTGGCAAAAGGAAAGAAGAAATTTGTAATTAAAACACCGCGCGGTGCGATATATACGCAAGCATCTAATGGCGGAAAGGTAAGTGCAAGACTTACGTGGAATCCCAATTTTGCTCCGAATATGGAAAAAGGATTTGGGAAAGCACAGGAATTTGTAGATTCCGAGTGTATCCGGCGCATGAATCCGGAGACTCCAAGACGGACCGGTGTACTGATTAAGTCAGCTACGCTCGGCACCGTAATCGGTTCTGGAGAAATCAACCAGATTGCCCCTTATGCAAGGCGTCAATATTATGAGCACAAGGAAAAGTCTTACTGGTTTGAGAGAATGAAGAACCGGCACAAAGATTCTATCTTGAAAGGAGCTGCACAGTATGTCAAATCTCATTAATAGCATCCGAGAGTATATCCTTACTTGTCCTTTTCTATCAGATTGGCGGGTGAATGTGGATTATTTGGGGACTGGCATGGAGTATTCCATTGCCCCTTTGCCTTGTGACCCGGTGATTCAAAGATATACGGATGGCGGGGCAAAGAAACAGTTTCAATTTG